CGAGGCGGCTCGCAACACGGCCGCGATGCAGAGCGGGGAATAGCGCGTGGCGCGCATCACCAAGAAGACCCAGGCTCGTGTCGCCCGCGAGCAGAAAGCGTTCTTGCGACCCCCCGCCTCTTCGGGCGGGAAGACGCGCGACAGCTACCAGAACTTCGGGCTCAATCTGGGCATGGGGACGAACAACGCGCTCGCCGGGAGCACGTACGGATTCAACCCCATCACGCGCAACCGCCAGCTTCTCGAGTGGATCCATCGTGGATCGTGGCTCGGGGGCATGGTCGTCGATCTGGTCGCGGACGACATGGTGCGCGCGGGCATCGACATCACGTGCGACGCAGATCCGAAGGACATCGAGGGCGTCCAGAACGATCTTCAGCGAATGGGCGCCTGGGACGGCGTGCGCGACACGGTCGCCTGGAGCCGACTGTACGGCGGCTCGATCGGCGTGATCATGATCGACGGGCAGGACTACTCCACGCCGCTCGACCCGGATCGAATCGGCAAGGGTCAGTTCCGCGGGGTCTACGCCATCGATCGCTGGATGGTTGACCCGAGTCTCAACGATCTTGTCGCAGAGGCCGGACCCTACTTCGGCATGCCGAAGTTCTATCGGGTGACGTCCGACGTCCCCGGACTCCGCATGAAGCAGATTCACTACACACGAATCATCAGATTCGACGGCGTTCGTCTTCCGTACTGGCAGCGAGTGTCCGAGAATCTGTGGGGCATCTCGGTGATCGAGAGACTCTACGACCGGATGGTGGCGTTCGACAGCGCGACGCAGGGCGCGAGTCAGCTCGCCTACAAGAGTTTCATCCGGACAGTCAAGATCGAGGGACTTCGCGAGCTGATCGCGGCTGGCGGCGACGCACTGAACGCGCTTGTCGCGTCGATCGAGTTCATGCGCCAGTTCCAGGGGATCGAGGGCGTCACGCTTCTCGATGGGAAAGACGAGTTCATCCCGAACACGGGCGGGAACATGACCGGGATGTCCGAGATCATCCTTCAGCTCGGTCAGCAGATCTCGGGTGCCACGCAGATTCCTCTCGTTCGTCTGTTCGGGCAGAGTCCGGCCGGGCTCAACTCCACGGGAGAGAGCGATCTGCGCACGTACTACGATGGCATCGCGCAGCAGCAGACGAGATACCTGCTCATGCCGATGACCGTCATGGTCCGGGCCGCCGCGCTGTCCGGCGGATGGAAGATCCCGGACGACTATCAGGTTGTGTTCCGTCCGCTCTGGCAGTTGTCCGAGGAGCAGAAGTCCGAGGTCGCCAACCGCGACACCACGACGATCTCCCAGGCCGAGGAGCGTGGTCTGATCAGTCAGCAGACCGCGATGAAGGAGTTGAAGCAGCAGTCCAAGGTGACCGGCCGCTTCACCAACATCACGGACGAGGAGATCGAGGAGGCGAGCGAGGACCTTCCGCCGAGAGGCGAGGAGGCCATCGCTCAGGAGACCGACGCGATGAAGGATCGCGCAGAGACGATCGGCAACAAGGCCGACGACGAGAGCCGAAACGATCCGAAGGACATGACATCGCGAGACAGCGAGTACAGGAAACGAATTCGTTTCTATCGCGCCAAGTGGGGGGCGCAGCACATTCCGGTGCGCGACGCCCTGCCCGTGTCAGAGGTCTGCGGACTTCCGATTGCAATCGAGACGGTGCGCGGCAGCATCCGTCGGGGCGTCGGAGAGAATGGACCGTGGGAGTCGGTCATGCCCGCGGACTACGGATACATTCGCAGGGCGCCGTCCGCCGAGGGACCGACCGAGTGGCTGGACTGCTTCGTTGGTCCCGTGCGATCGGTCGACTGCCCGGTTCACGTGATCGATGGATACACTCCGCTTGGCGAGTTCGACGAACACAAGGTGATGCTGGGCTTCGAGTCTGCGCAGGACGCGCTCACCTGTTATCACTCGGCCTACAACGATGGCAGGCGGGCGGGCGCAGTCACGACCATGTCGTCGCCGGAGCTTCAGGCGTGGTACCAGACCGGCGACGTGAATCTCCCGCTCGGTGAGAAGAATCTCAGGCTTCACGCCAATGGAGCATAGATGTGAGACGATTTGACAGATGTCTGCTTCGTGCGATGCAGTCGCTCGGGACAGTTCTCCTGATCTGCGCTCTGCTCGCCGCGATCGCAACGATGGCGCGAGCCCGCGACGTGGACGGCAGATACGCGGGCTCCCCGCTGCACGGTTGGTTCGAATCGCTCCAGTCCAAGTCCAAGTCGCCGTGCTGTTCGGATGCGGACGGACAGGCTCTCGAAGATCCAGACTGGAAAACGATCGGCGACCACTACGCAGTTCGTGTCGACGGGAAATGGATGGACGTTCCGCCGGACACGGTGGTTCCTCCGCCGAATCTAGCCGGACGCGCGTACGTGTGGCCGGTCCGTGACCACAGGGGATTCGTCTGGATCCGCTGCTTCATGCCGGGACCGGAGGGTTAGATGCCGCTTCAGTCCGGGTCGTCGCGGGCCGTCATCTCGCACAACATTAAGAAAGAGATCGAGGCGGGCAAGCCGCAGAAGCAGGCGATCGCCATCGCGCTGAGCAGGGCGAGAGGCGACGCGGAGACTCGCGGCAACGCGAACTCCGGCATTCTTCATCTGGGAAAATCTGGTCCTGGTAGCCAACCGGTCTGTGGTCGTCGCGACGCGTACATCACGCTGGGACGCGCAGAGTTCGACAGGACTCTCGGACGCAAGTGCAAGGCGTGCGAGAACTACGTGGAGCGCAGAGTAGCGGAGAAACCTGTCGCTGCGAAGCCTGCACCTGCACCGAAGACTCAGGAGCTTCCGCCGTGGGGCACCAAGGCAGCGCGCGACATGACTCAGGCAGAGATCAGGTCGTGGCTCACCAAGAATCCGCGCAAGAAATGGCGCGAGATTCTCGAGATGGTTCTCTCTATGAAGGTCATGAGAAACGAGGACAGCTACTTCCACGTCTATGAGAAGGACGGGAAGTTCTACTGCGACATCGGTGGCAGCGTCCACGGCCCGTACCAGACTCGCGCGGAGGCGATCATGAAGAAGATGACTGGCGACAAGTTCTCGAGCATCTTTCGCGATCACCTGATCAACCAGGGCTCCGTGCTGGCCGTCGATCCGGCTGACATCGAGGAGCACGCCGCGATGCACAAGCTGATGGGTGATAGTCTCGGCTCCATCTTCCGAGACACGATCATGAAGGAAGAGATTTGCGACAATCTCTCCGATCTGATCGAACGCACGCGCGGCGGCATCCGCGAGCAGACGGGTGACGCGTGGAACGAAGTGAAACGCGACGGACGATACAGACTTCTTGAAGGTACTGGACCAAATGGTGGAGACTGGCGCGTCCTTGGCCCACGCGGCTTTGACGCCACGTTCAGCAAGCGCGCGATAGCCGAACAACAGATGGAACGAGAAGCGGACCGTCGCCCGTGAACCCGCATCGCGGTTTCGTCGGCTTCCAGACGTTCGGCCAGGGCTACGATCCCGTCGTCGGTGCGCAGCGCACGGGCGACCGGAAGCGAGTCCGCGAGACACCGAAGCAGCGAGCCGCGTTCAACAGCGCCAAGAAGTCCGAGGCGAAGTACGCGCGCCAGCTCAAGCAGGTTGCGAAGCAGGTCGGCGACATCATCGCTGGGCTCACGCCGAAGGGCGGAGTCCCAGATCCGGCCGTCGTGGAGCGGGCCATGCGCGCCTACTCGGATCTCCTGCGTCCGTGGGCGAAGGCCGTGGGCGCGCGCATGCTGGCCGACGTCTCGAGGCGCGACATGGCCGTGTGGAAGGCGATGTCCGGCGAGATGGGCGCGGGCATGAAGTTCGAGATCGCTTCTGCTCCGACTGGAGAGGCTCTGCGTCGTCTGCTCGACGAGCAGGTCACGCTCATCACTTCGATACCGACGAGGGCGGCGGAGCGCGTGCACAAGCTCGTTCTGGAGGCGAAGTCCGGTGGGCGACGCTACTCGGAGATCGCGGCGGAGATCCAGCGCAGTGGGCACGTCACCAAGTCGCGCGCCGTGCTGATTGCGAGAACCGAGACTGCTCGCGCCGCGAGCGGTCTCGTCCAGGCGCGAGCTACATACATCGGCTCGGAGGGATACATATGGCGCACGGCGGAGGACGGCGACGTGCGCAAGTCACACAAGAAACTGTCCGGCAAGTTCATCCGGTGGGACAAGCCACCGGTCACCGACGGCATGTCCGGTCACGCGGGACAACTGCCGAACTGTCGTTGCTACCCCGAACCGGTTCTGCCGGATCACATCCAGTAGGAGATACGAACTATGAAGCTTCACAAGACCGCTCTGATCGCGCTGGTCACGACCGCCCTGGTCTCGGCGAGCGTCGTGCCCCCCGCCCTCGCGCAGACTCCGTCGTACGGCTCGCCGGTTCTTCAGCGTCCGACGTTCTCGGCGGGTGCCACCTTCACCTTCCCGCAGACCGGAGCTGGTGACGCTGCGTGTCTGGTCGGATCGGCGACCAAGACCATCCGCATCACCAAGATTCGTCTGTCGGGCACCGACGCCACGGCGCAGTCGGCAGTGATGAATCTGGTCAAGCGCACGACCGCGAATTCCGGGGGCACCTCGACTCAGCCGTCGATCGGCTCGTTCGACAGCACGCTGAACAATGGCGGCGCGACTGCCGTCATGAACGCCTACACGGTGGTTCCGACTCCTGGAACGGGCGTCACCATCGGGTCGGACGTGATCAATCTCCTGGCGACCACGACCGCGACCACGGTCTACGAGCGCGCGTTCAATCCTCAGAATCAGCTGAATCAGCAGTTGACTCTGCGTGGCGTGGCGCAGTCGGCGTGCCTGAACTTCCCGAACGCGCTGAGCACTGCGGCCGCCTCGCTCAGCGCCACGTTCGAGTGGACGGAGCAGTAGTCGTGTTCCGCCGCTTTCCCGTCTCGACAGTCCTGGGGATTGGTCTTCTGTTCGGATTCGCGTCGCTCTCGCTCGCGGCAGTTACTCCGCTGCGAGTTCTTGGCGGCAACGCGTATCGCAACCTGACCACGGCTGCGACATCCGTGCTCAAGAGCTCTCAGGGTGTTCTTCACAGCGTGTGCGTCAACAATCCGTCGGGCTCGGACACCGTCACAATCTACGACAACACGGCAGCTTCCGGCACCAAGATCGCCACGCTCGCGCTCACCACGTCGTCCCCAACGGGGTGCTACGTGTACGACGCGACGTTCAACACTGGACTGACCGTCGTGAAGAGCGGCACCAATGACATCACGGTGAATTACCAATGATCAACAGTGGCTCTCAGATGCACTTCTACACCACGGAGAAGATCTCTGGTCGCAGGAGCCGCACGCCGGAGGGCTTCCTGCTGATCGAGGGCGTGCCGCTCGCGCGCACGGGCACTATGCTGTACGGGCCGGACGAGACACCGATTCCGGGCGGCCCGGACGGCCTCGTCTACATCGAGCGTCGACCGGAGGAGGTGTTCCGGCCGGCGACCGTGGCGTCGGCCAACGGCAAGGACATCTGCAACGACCACCCACCTGAGGACGTGGCTCCTGCGAACTGGCGAGAACTGTCCCATGGTATGATCCTTTATCCTCGTCGTGGAACCGGCATTGAGGATGACTTCTTACTCGGTGACATCATGATCAAGAGCCGGGAGGGGATCGAGCTCGTCGAGAGCGGTAAGGTCGAACTGTCCATGGGGTACGACGCCGGATACGTCCAGACGGCGCCGGGACGTGGCTACCAGAAGGACATCATCTACAATCACGTTGCGCTGGTCGACAAGGGTCGCTGCGGGCCGCGCTGTTCCATCGGTGACCATGTCTACATTCAGGAGAAGCCCATGACGACTTCAGCGGCGCGAGTTGCCGACAAGAAGCCTGCGAAGGGCGTTCTCGCGCGGGCGAGGGATCGTCTGCTCGGGGCTGTTCGCGCAGGCAAGACCATCGACGAAGAGATGCTCGAAGAGACTCTCGGCGATGACGAGAGCGAGGAAGTCGCGGAGGGGCGGCGGGAGCCGACCTTCGTGATCCACAATCACCACGGATCAGGAGACACCGAAGTGGCGAAAGAAGACGAGGACAAGAAGACCGAGGACAAGATCCGCAAGATGATCGCCGATGCGATGGGTCCGGTGCTCGACGCCCTGGACGCGCGCCTCGCCAAGCTCGGCCGCGACAAGGAGAAGGAGGAAACCGAGGACAACGAGAAGGAGGAGACCGAGGACAACGAGAAGATTCTCGGAGCTCTCGAGTTCGAGGCACCTCCCGGCACCAATGATCGTGCTCGCAAGGCGCGCGATTCGGCATTCCTCGTGGACAGCTTCCAGCAGACCATTGCTCTCGCCGAGGTGCTCGCCCCCGGTATCCGCATCCCCACCTTCGACCGCGCTGCGGCTCCGACCAAGTCGCTGGATACCATCTGCAACCTGCGGCGCACGGCGCTCGATCACGCCTATGCGCACGACATCCAGGTTCGTCAGTTGGTCGACGCTCTCGCCCCCGGCGGAGTCTTCAAGACCATGGACTGTGCTGCTCTGAGGCCCGTGTTCATCGGCGCCGCCGAGCTGAAGAAGACGATCAACAATGCCTCCGGCCACGGCCGGACGACGGACTTCAATCCCTCGACTTCGGCCTCGGTCGGCGGCTCGAAGCTCACGCTCGCGGACATCAACAAGCGCAATCGCGAGCACTACGCCAGCAAGCGCTGATCGGTCAAGGAAGGAGAACAACCACAATGACCAAGAAGATCTTCATGCCGTCGATCCTTCGCCGGGCACTGCTCGGAGAGAAGGACATGGGTCGGGCTCGTGTCGGAGACGCCGCGTTCACCTACCGCATGAGCGCCGGATTCCAGGGCGATGTCAATCGAACGCATCCGTTCTCGGTCGAACCCGCCAAGATCAATGTCGCCACTCCGCCGCTCGGCTACGGCTTCGCCGTTCTCGTGGACACCGCGACCAACAGCGTGCGACAGCTCGCTGCCGGCGACGCGGGGGGCACCTACATCTACGGCGTCACTGCTCGTCCCTATCCGACGCAGCAGCAGTCCGGGGGCATGAGCAGCCCGTTCGGTGCACAGACGCCTCCGGTGACCGGAGTCATTGACGTGCTGCGCTACGGCTACATTCTGGTTCCGATCGTCGGCGCCGTGACCAAGGGCGGGCTGGTCTACGTCTGGGCTGCGGCCTCCGGTGGTGGTCACGTCCAGGGTGGTTTCGAGGCCGCCGCGTCCGGCGGCAACACGATCGCTCTTCCCATCACTCTGGCCGAGTTCAACGGTCCCGCCGATTCCACCGGAATCGGTGAGGTCCTCCTGAAGAACTGAGCCGGGAACAATTAAGGAGAATAGAAGACCATGGACACCGCAATCTTTCTCGGTCGTCGTCGGACGGTTGATAACTTCATGACGTACGACTCCGTGGGTCGCACCCACGACACGATGGGCAACGCGCTCGGTCGCCCGTTCGAGCACTCCTACCGCACCCACGACGGCCGCACGTGCGACAGCACGGGCGCCTTCCTGGTCGGCGAGCTGGAGCGTCTCGACCAGACGCTTCACGAGCCGCTGGCCGCCGTCACCTGGGGACGGGACATCGATCTCCGCGAGGACGTCACCATCGCGGACGAGGTGAGCTCGTTCACTCTGTCGACCTTCGGCTCTGCCGGCTCGCTCGGCACGGGCAACGGCATCGGCAACGGCAAGGCGTGGATCGGCAAGGTCACCGACCAGATCGGTGGCGTCGGTCTGGACATCGCCAAGATCCCGAACCCGCTGACGCTCTGGGGCATGGAGCTCAAGTACACCATCCCCGAGCTGGAGTCGGCTGCGAAGCTCGGTCGTCCCATCGACCAGCAGAAATACGCCGGTCTCCAGCTCAAGCACCAGATGGACACCGACGAACAGGTGTACATCGGTGACACCAGTCTCGGCCTGGGTGGACTGGTGAACAACAGCGCCGTGACCAACGTCGGTCCGGTGGCGAACGGCGCGGGCGGTTCGCCGCTCTGGACCCAGAAGACTCCGGCGGAGATTCTGCAGGACGTCAACGAGATCCTGGTGTCGACCTGGACCACGTCGGCGTACGCCGTCATCCCGACGAAATTGCTGCTGCCTCCGCAGCAGTTCGGTTATATCAGCACTCAGCTCGTGTCTGCTGCCGGTACGACCTCGATTCTGAAGTACATCATGGAGAACAACCTGATGACCACTTCGGGCAAGGGCACGATCGACATCTATCCGTGCAAGTGGCTGGTGGGCGCTGGAGCCGGTGGCACCATCGGCACGGAGGGCGCGTTCGACCGCATGGTGGCGTACACGAAGGAGTACGATCGGGTTCGCTTCCCGATGACGCTCCTGCAGCGCACGCCGCTCCAGTACCAGTCGATCTATCACCAGACGACCTACTTCTGCCGGCTCGGCGTGATCGAGGTCGTGTACCCGGAGACCATCGCCTACCGCGACGGCCTCTGATCTAGAAGGGAAAACACTCCGTGGCAAAGAATCCTACCCGAAAAGGTGGCGCCGACGGCGCCACCTCCACCGAAAAGGAGATTGACATGGCCAAGAAGGAGGAGAAGACGTCCGGTCCTGCAGTTCCGAAGTCTGCGACCGATCCGGCAGTCGTCCAGGCCAGGATCGACGAACAGGCGGAGGCTCGTCGTCAAGCCGACACGGATGCTCAACTCGCGTTCATCGCCAAGTTGAAGAAGGAACAGGAAGAGGCGCTCAAGCTTCGTCCTCTTCCACCGATTACTCAGT